ATGCTGGAACCAACTCAGATACTTTGAAGATTTTCCCGTTGAACGGTTGGCAAATAGGACACGCTTTTAATTCGGTCATGACTTCAAACCATTCAACACCATTAGCCTTATAGTTGGCCTCCTGTGCCTCTGAGTATACCCTTGCTGATTCCGTTACTGCTAACCGTCTAGCGTAGCCATACGATACATCAAATTCTTTCTTAAGACTGTTAATCAGAACGTTTGTGCCTTTACCTCTTAAAACAGTATCAGCAACTCCTTTTTTAACAATGTTTCTTAATTCGTTCTGTCTTTCCCAAACTCTAGACGACCACGTTGCATTGTTGAAATTGGCATACACGATAGAGTCAGCAGATATTTTTGAAGATTCAAAACTTCCAAGTGTCATATTCAAGACACCAGCACTAAATATATTTTCACGTCTGATTGATTCAATCAAGTGCTTATCAATGATTTCAAACTCACTTAAAGCTAAATCATACTGATGAAGTTTGATATTCGCTTGCAACACTTCTAAACGACTTGTTTTCATTTTTAAGTTATACAATCTCATCAAGTCGTTTTCTGCTCTTGTAAAATCATCGCTTGTTACTTTCTGACCACGTTTTCTCAATTGGTTAGCGCGCTCGACTAACTGTCTAGCTTTAAACTCAACATTTACCATGTCTAGCTTATCTGCTCGTTGCTTAGCTTCTAACTTCGTGATCCCTTCTTTATCAGCGTAACTTTGCCAAAAGCTATCGATTTCTTTTTGAATATTGTTAGCGTGTTGTTGGTAGACTCCGTAAAGTTGGAAAGCTACTCTCTTATCCGCTAGTTCCCTAGCCTTTTCTTCGGCGCGATATCTATCTTCCCAATACTTACTGGTCAACATCGGCTACAACCTTCTGACTGTCATTTATTTCAACGTCTGAGTAGATTTTTTGTTTCTCCAAACGAGTCTCAAGATCGCCCATTGCTTCCTCTTCACGTTCCATTCTTTCGATTTCTTTCTGCGGGTCATCTACGATAGATAAAACAGATAACTTCGTTTCCTCAGATACTTGTCCAGATAATTGTCCTACAATCTGTGCCTCTTCAAGAATGTTTCGTGGCACGTTTCTAGTAAATGAGTATGACAATCCTGTCCATGCGTCCTCGTAAACAGTAGTTAATGGAACACTAAATACAATTTGATACAAACGGTTAAATGCGGATTGCATCTTTCTGTCTTTCATTCGAGCAAGATTATCCATAGCCTGTAATTTGAAAGCTAAAGCCGTACCAGACGAGTTACCGAACTCAGACTCAGACATATTGGCTACCATTGAGATAGCGAAAATAGACTCTTTCAATAAACTAATTAAGTTTTCTTGCGTTGTATCTGAGCTAGGCTTTTCGAGGAAAGCGACTTCTGGCAATGGACCGTCTCCATTTTTCCAAAGGTTGAAAATTCTATTCTCTCTAATCTGACTAGCGTCTTCTTCCTGTAGCTCTACTCCTAGAACTTTCAAATAAGCGTCCGCAAAGTAGTCTACATCGTTCGCTTTTTCGCTTGCTGCTTTATTTAAAGCATTAATCAATGTTTTCACACTCTCGAAAATACATTGTCGCTCTTCATTTTCAATCAATTCAACTACTGGGATTGAGTTGTAAATGTGTTGAGTACGTTCACCAAACCTTACCGCCCCACCAGTTGTAAATGTAGCATCAATCAATTCATCGTTTGTGATAACCTGCCCGACTCCTGTTTGATTGTTTTCATTAAACGTATATCTCACGGCAAATAATGGTCTTTCCTCAATACTGTTATCATGCACGATGAACATATTGATAGGACTGTTATACGTCGCTTTAGTTTGTTTGTATTCATCTTGATACACATAAATAAAAGCATGACCGAACACGCTTGACATCTTTGCAAGCTCGAACTCTGAGTCTTCCATGTCATTGATTTTACGGAAACTTGAGACAAACTCGTTCACGTTCTCGTCCTCATGTTTGATTTTAACTGGTACACCAATTTGATAGCCTGTAAACGTATCGACAATGTACTTCGCATAATTAAACACCAATCGATTATCTGGTTTCCAGCTATCTTTTTTTGCCATTTTCAAAACTTCGTGCTGAGAGAGATACATATCCTCGCTTTCAACATAATTCTTAACTAGCTTACTCATGTGAAGCCTAATCGCCTCAGTAACGACTTCTTCAGTCACTACATCGCTTGTTGTCGTAATGACTTTCCGTTTATTAACAAAAACTTTTGCCAATTTTAAAATCCTCCTTTAAACATTTTAATTTTACTTCCAGTGTTAGAATGTTGTGAGTAAATCGCATAACGAACCGCGTCTAGCACGTCATCATTCTCTTTTACTGGTTCGCCTGTCTTTTCATTCCAGATGTACTGGTAAATTTCATCCTTGAACTTGCTGACCTTGTTTGAAACAACAAAAAAACGCCCAGCTTTCATCAGCTTAGCGACTTCTTCAATACCAGATAAAACCGATTTATTGGCGTTAAATGTTCTTAATCTCTCTCTTTGAAATCTAGCAACGTGCTCAGGTCGTGCGCTATCTGCCCAGAAAGTAATATCGCCGTATCGTTCTTTGATATTCTTAGCAACATCAACCCAAAAGTCTATCTCTTTGTACTGATACGCATGTTCTTCTAACAGATAAACGTCGCCGTCTGGAGTTTCTCCTATAACGACGATAGAGCCATAGTGATCATAACCCCAGTCAACGCCAGCGTATATCTTAGTGATATTTTTTGGAATGCTATCCACAAACATATCTTCACTGAAATCACGATAAACAACGCCCTCACCAGTTACCCACATACCTAGAATGTCTCTATCGTAAAACACGCCTTCTGGAGTAGCATTCTTGATATTATTGCGATATCTTTCAGACATGAACGTGTTATCATCCAGCTTGAAATGAAAGTCTATAATCATATCGTCACCAGAGTTTATATAGTCCCGTCTTAGCCAGTGAGTTGGAATGTCAGGGTTACTATCCCAAACAATCCGCGCTCCTTCTCCAGAACAACGTGAGATGATTTCTTTGAACACTTGTTCGTTTGCAAGAGATGCCTCGTTTACGTAAGCTCCAAATGCAGTGAACCCTCTAGCTCGTTTTAAGCCAGAGATTGAACCAGTGTATACTTGGATTACTTTAACTCCACAAAGAGTAAAAGCTCCGTGCTTATCGTATTTCGGTTCTATGCTGAACATGTTGTACAGTTCTTGAATGATGTTGTTTTGTATCGATGTTGAAGACGTTCCAGCTAAGATGTACATCGGTTCATCAATGTTTAATCTATCTGCTGTCTCTCTCACTCGTGCAATCTCATTCATAAAAACTATGTTATTTAGAACAGTCTTACCTGAACGTTTTGCACCATGCAGGCCACAAATAAAGAAATCATCATTCAATACTCGCTTAAGTACTTGCTCTTGTTTAGGGGTGAATTTATTCGTCATTAAAAGCACCTCTTAAAGCTTTAGCGAAATCTATCAGTTTGTCATCTTGTTCGCTATCTCCTTCAATTTGAGACTGGAGTTTCTCGATTTCAAGTTTCAGTTTCTTATCTGCTAACTCTAAATCATTAAAGGACATATTATTCATGCCTTCTAGCGATGCAAGGAAAGCATTGGAATTAGCTTGCCTTACTCCTTCATTCTCAATACTAGCTTTAGCTTTGTTCTTGAGCCACTCATATTCATTAAACGCTTGCTCCCTAGACCAAAGCGCCATATTTGAGAATTGTTTTAATAGTTCTCGATACCTAACCGAAACCTCACCATTTTTAAGCAATTCACTAGCTTTATTATCAACGACATTATCTTTCCATTTTTTAGCTGACGGATAAGCACTCCTATACGCTTGCCTTTGAGATTGTCCAGCGATTAGTTGTTGGACAAATATTTCTTGTTTTGTTGTTAACTTACTCACTCACTGAACCACCTCCTGTTGCTTTTTTCTTACATATAATAAATTGCACTTCTTTTTGTTTCTGTAAACTCGAATAGCATTTGACCCGATTCGCTTGTATCGTACCCGTATGCTTTGTCATAACTAGAATGCTTGCTAGGACTTTGCAACTGATACCATGTTAACCCTGCAAACGATAATGATTTTTCATGATGAAAGTGTCCAGTAATTAAATACCGTGACTTGCTCTCTCCCCATTCCTTTCCGAAATGCGATACCATGATTTCAACTAGCTTGTTTGCATTTTTGACCTTATCCCCATGATGCATGAAAATGGAATGGTTTCCTAACCACGCATGCTTAAATTCGTCAAGTGAGGTATCAAACTCAATCTGTGGATATAAGCGTTCTAACCCGTTAATGAACATGTAATCAATCGATGGTGCATGATTACCCTTTAAGTACACGACTTTTACGTTTGGACTGTTTTCAAGCGCTAGTTCTAACAATGGTAATAAGAATCGATAACCTGCCTGAACACCGTCTCGAAAATCCACTTCATCAATACGTGTACCCTTTTCAGTTGTGTTAAGAAAATTATCCACATGGAAGTAATCTCCATGCAACGTGAATAGAATTTCTTCATACTGGTTGATAATCTTATCTGCAATCTCCCGTCTTAATTCTTCATAGTCTTTGTCCGTGTTTAACCCGAAATGCATATCCGCTAGTGGAATGAGTAAATAATCTTTTGGTAAATCTTCACACGATAACTCAATTCTTCGCGGCTCGATGTCTTCAAAAAATTGTTTCATTTCTTCTAGCGTGATTGCTGCTTGATTCTTAGGGACTACCACAATTTTCGATTGGTAATTATAATACGTTTCACCATTTGTCGGTGTTGTCCATTCATTCGATGTAGCTGATTTTAATGTGACTTCTTTAGGATCGAATCCGTGTAACTCAATAAGTTCTTCATTCGTGAATACTTTCTTAATTTTCTGTCTTACTCGAATCTGTGAACCAATCGAACCGTCATCGTTATAATTTTTCTGTTGGAAGTCTTCTTGCGTGTGATTTCTAGCAACGGTTTGTTCTTTTTGTGCCGTCACTATCTCCTTGTATCGCTGTGTGTGACGAACCTTTCCTCGTACAGAATCGATATTTGGATAACCTAACCTATTAGCGATCTGTACCCACGAATATCCTTCTTCTTTCAAATCTAGAATACGGTCTTGTTCCTCTTTCAACGTATCACTCCCTAATTAACTTCAATCAACCACTCAATATTCTTTCTAGCTTTCTTTAAGTCTTCGACTCCGTTTTTTTCAGCATATCTTAATAAGTATTCTACAGCGCTACACCATCTATGAGCTTCCATGCCTTTTTTATTTTTAACAAAGTTTTCAAGTACTTCTTTCACTTCTAACCCTTTTTCGCCTACATAGTGACTAGGCTTATTTACTGCTTCTTTTATTCGTGCATTTTCTTGTAAATTCATCTTATACCTCCACAAACAATTCTTTAATTTCATCGTCAAACAATTTTATAGAACGTAAGGCCCCTCTCTTTTTTCTAAACAATAAAAAAGACGCCTTTAATTAGACGTCTTAGTATGAGCGCTAGGCTCTTAGTGTGTGTATCAATAGGCTAGTAGTAGTAAGCCTTGTATTTATATGGTTTCTCCTTTACGGATATTACTACATGAGGAGTCGAACCCCAACAACCATTACTAGAGTCATTTAACCAGGCTTTAAGGTCGCTAGCTATGCGCCTTTACTCATCCTTATCAAACAACCCGTGAACGTAACGTTGCCCTACCAGCGGTGTAGTAAGCTGTACAGACTTTCTCGCCTCTAACCCGTTTAAGTTGGCGGTAGTTAACTAAACGCGTTAACTTTTGCTTTTTGTGTTCCGTGTGCCCTTTCCGGATAGGGAACCCACGACCAGGAAATATGTATTAAATTCAATAAAACCCTCCCGTGATAGGCGACGAGAGGGAAAAGAATGTTAGGAGTTCCAACCATGAATAACAGTTCGTTGGAATTTTTGCCATTTAATTGGCAATCACTCGTACTGGACTTGAACCAGTGTTTCGCGCCGAGATGCATAAGAGAATAAAATACAAACTTTTGAAAGGAGTTCATTGTGTTAAAGGCTTACAAGTGCGCGCGTGTTACATTACACTACCGAGCGTAAAAACGGGGCGTCAGGTTTCCCCGCCTTAGAAAAAGAGTGTAAAAAGAAATAGCTTTCCGCTAAACTTTCACAATACCAATATATCGTAAAAGCTAGTGGAAAACTACATCATTTTTTCTAATGTTTTATCTACTCTATCCTCTGTATCTTGTTCTTTATATTTATTTTT